CGCACGAGGAGACAGGGTGTAATGTTCTCATTCGCGGCCAAGCTATTGCAAATCCCGTAACATTCACTACGGTGCTTGCGGATTTTACCGCACGCGCAAAGACGACCGCGTCGGTAGCGTGGACCAATATTGAGACATGGCCAGAGGCGGATTCATCACACCAGACACCGGAATTGAAAACAATAATTCAGGAGATTATTAATCGCACTGATTGGGTGTCTGGTAATGCAATGGTGCTCTTTTTTGAGGACAACGTTTCTGATAACAGTGGTCGCCGAGACTTTCGAGCTTGGGATTCGTCGGTTGGACAAGAGTTGTTACATATTGAGTACACGCTGCCTTCCGGTTTGGTAGTGCGGGACCTAATCACATGTCGCTTCATACCAGGACTCCGATGAGCCCGAGCCTTGTAATTTTCAGCCTATTTGGTTTGCTCATCCTTGTTGTAGTCTACAAAGCGATAGAGGACCGAGTCAAGAGAAAATCGAAGAGCGGCATGGAATCTTAGCAGCTGGGGCTCAGACACAACCCTCGCATTATTTTTTTTCAAATTGCAATAAAAAATTGAAATTTGACTACCCAAAGTCTATAATAATGAGTGTGGGATTCTATTGGTCGCCATCGTCATTTGAGAGGTAGAAAATAAGATATATGTCAGCGATGATTGCAACCCCGTCCGATTTTAAAACGAACGACGTTGTGAGGCGCCGGCCCGTGCCGGTGATTTCTATAATATCCGGCATCAAAAATATCATCTCCCAGCTCTTTGGTGGTTCGGGATTCCGCGGTTCAGAATATAATCTCGTAAAAGTCAGGGAAGTCCTGAATTCTGAGTCAATCTTCCGCCGGATCGTAGATAAGTATCACGAACAACTATGGAAGGGTCCATGGAAATTCATCGGTCGAAATTCTAGTAATGTCGAGTATATCAAACGTCGATTCCGAGAGATAGCAGAAGTATCAGGAATTCCCACTCAAGAACTCTTCGAGAGAATTTCAAGACAACTTATCACATATTCTAATGTCTTCATCGTAAAAGTGCGCGGTAGAGCGTCAAGTTCTGGTTCAACGCGAACGGATCTATCAGGAAAGATCCTTCAACCACTCGCTGCGTGGTTCCCTCAGCCAGTTGAACATATGGAAATCGCTCGCGACCCCATAACAAAGAAAATCGAAGGATACAGACTTACTTCGGATCCAATGGTGGAATGGAAACCAACTGAGGTCATTCACGTTGCAATTCATCGGCAGGAAGGTTATTCCTTCGGTTGTCCGATGGTTATTCCAGTTATTCCCGACATCGCGTGTCTTCGCCAGGTTGAAAACTCAGCCAACATTCTAGTTTTTCAGCATTCTATTCCACTCATGCACTTCGCGATTGGCACTGATGATGATCCCGGAAGTGCTGATGAAATAACTGATCTGAATACAAAAGTCTCCGAGATGCCGACATATGGTCATATAGTTACCACAAATCGTATTCAGATAAGTATTGTCGAAGCCAAGCGGCAAGTTATGGACATGACACCGATCTTATCCTACTGGAAAACTCGTATTCTGAGTGGTCTTGGTGTTAGTGCCGTTGGACTCGGTGAAGCCAGTACCAGCAATCGCGGCACCGCCACAACGGTCGTATCCGAATTTCAGAATACCGCCTCAGCATTTCAAAGAACAGTTGCCCATATCATCGATGAGTACATGATTAAGGAACTCCTGGCAGAGAGAGAAATTTCTCCAGTTCGCATTGATGACCGTAAGATGGTGCGTATATATATGCCGGAAGTTGATCTGGATAACAAAATTAAGGCGAATACTCATGAGGTCTATCTATGGGAGCATAATGCCAAAACTTGGGAGGAGACTCGGCTTTCCATAGGTCTGGAACCCCTCACTGACGACGAACGAGAGGACATGTACCTTTCCAGAATCATGATTCCAAAGGCACTTGCAGCCAAAGGCGTTGTTGAGGATGTTGCTGGGACGCCGCAGACTAATAATCTCCTACAACCCGCAAATCAATATGGAAAGAAGACTTCCCCCGGGCGTCCAAAGAACGATTAGGAGTTAGATATGATTGTAAGGGAGAGTTTGGAGATTCGCGATATACTCTTTCAAGATGGAAGATCAGTGCGTGACGCAATCGCCCTGAATACTTCGCCCACTATATCTGCCCCGGATTCATTAATAGTGCGAGTCGAAGGAACTCATGGCGGATTCGTCAATCTTAATGGCTTTTTCTATCGTCAGGAAGGCATGCAGATTGGATACCTGACTTGGACAAAGCCATACCAGAAGGCTGTTCTCTTAAATCATGATGATATGGGAACAGCAATTGGAAGAGTGATCGATGCATCATTCGTCCAAGATGATCCAGAATCGTATCGGTTGAGATATGGCATGAAAGAGAATATACCAACATGTCATATAGATTTACTTCTCAATGTTACGAATTCTGATGCTATTCAACATATTATCCGTGGAGAGTACACAACAGTCTCTCAATCAGGAAAATGTTTCGATATTAGATGTGGACTTTGTGGCGCGGATATCTTAAATCCCGAGTCTCGATGTGATCACGAGCGGAATAGTGTTGTTGATGGAACGCGGGTATACTGGACATTTGGGCCACTAACCTACAACGAAGTTTCTTTCGTAAATGTCCCATCCGATCCATTCGCTCAGATCACAACGATCGGACCGGATACAAAACAGTTAGAAGACTCACTAAAGGCTACCGATAGCCTTGCAGTCCTCACAATTATGGACGCAGTCCCATCCATGCGGAAGGAAGAGAAACCTATGGACAAACCGACTGATCCAGATTGTGACCAATATACCGCAGATGAAGTGGAGTTAATGAAGCAGGTAGATAGCGAGGTTTCGCTTTTCTTTGAAACTTTATACGATATGCTTCCTATAGCATACCGAGACAAAGTCCTTACGACACAGGCTCGGAAAGCTTTGCCTGCAAGTGCGTTCTGCGGTCCTGAAAGATCATTCCCTGTACCAGACTGCGGACACGTGGCCGCGGCCAAAGCTAGACTGAAAAACTATAAAGGAGCCGGATCGAAGGAACGGATCCTTTCATGTATTAATACACATGCAAAAGGTCTTGGCTGCTTCAAGGGTGATGATCTTGAGGAAGAGGTTACACTGGATTCGTTTCTTTCTAACATTGGTGTGTGCGATACGCTCATAACCAAAGATAAACATGAGGAGTTGGTGAACGCTCTTCGTACTGAGTATGAGCAAAAACTCGCAACGGCTGATGTTGAAAAGAAGACTGCAAATGATAAAGTTTCCTCGTTGGAGGGCGAACAACTCAAACAACTCGCCGCCAATATTGCAGATATTCGTCAGACACTTGGAAAAGTGTCTACAGAGGGATATACTGCTATAGTCGAGGAACTTAAGGGGCGGAATAAGGAGTCCCTTGCAGACACATTGAAGGACTTGCGGGATGAGATTGGGGCCAAGACATTGGACCCAGTAACAGATCCCGCTCAACGTAAAGTCCAGGATATAATCCCGACACCGACGCCAGAGAGTGTCATGGATCGGGGAACTCAAGTACGCCAATTATTGTTTGGCGATAAACAGTAGAAGGAGAACAGATGGACCTGAATTTTAATCCGGTTGGCCGAAATGTTCCACTCCGGGCTCGACTGGATAAGTTCGCAGAAAGTCGACTGCGGGCGAATATCCTGACTTCCGAGGGGAAGTTTTCGGATCGTCCATGGCCCCCTTTCCGAGCTTTACCGGTCATGTTTCAGGACGTCACCACAAAAGACTGGGTCGTAATTCCCAAGGGCACGATTGTCTCAGCGTTGACAAACGTATCGAAAGATCCGGCAGTCAATGATTTGAGTGGCGTGGGCCGAGTGGGTGATCCAGACCTATCAGGTGTCGTCAAGTTAGGCCTCGGTGTCGACGGAACTATGCGTGAAGCATACGTTGACAACACATATTGGGGATATGAAGAGTGTGTGGCCGGTCTCCTGGTTCCATGTAATGGTGGAACAGCCAGTGCACTGCCATATTCCACAGATGACGCCAGCCAAACCATCACCGTTAGTGGCGCGTTTGTTACAACTACCAACGTGACCGCTGGTTACACTATACCGTTGGCTGCGAATCATCCCATCGGCGTTGTACCACAAGACGTCTATCAGGATGTCGAGGGTCGTTGGCTTAACTATGCCTTGCACTCCAAGGGTGAGACGTCGATCGTTCATGATCATGTGATTGAGTTGCCATACGTGAATCTCAATCGCTGGGGTACCGGCAAACTTGAAGCTGCATTGCTTCAGGGATATACGTTCACGCAGAATTCTGTGATTACCGCAAGTTCTGTGGATCTATATTCCTCAGTATGGAAAAAGCACGCTTTTGCATACTTCACGGATGAAACTACTATGCAGCCCGGAATGTTCCTTAAGTCCGATAAGTATGGTAAGTTCGTGACGTTCACGAATGAAAGCTCTGGTGAGAGCCAGATGGTTGGTAAGATCATCGTGACAGATACCCGGTTCCCGAAGGGCGCCTTGGAGTATGTCGACACGTACCCTGGTAGCCAGGTTCCTGGCACGGACACCGGCGGTCTTCCATTCTTGCTATTCTCGTTTGTCTACGACCTCCTGGTCGCAGCCGGCGCGGTGGCATCTATCCATAACGTTGTCAAGGTCGTCCAGGGCGGCGGCGTTGGCATGATAACCATTAACCTGCAGGTAGCATAGGAGGCAATGTGGATACTCTAAATCAGTTGCTCCCTACAGAGGAGCAGAAGCAACACGCTGCACGCGACCTGCAGATTTTGGACCGCGTGTATACAGCCTTTACCAATGATGGTAAAGTGTTGGCGGAAAAGGGCGCGACACAGATTAGTGTCCGAGATCTGTTGGGAACCAAGGATATCGAAAGATTTGTCCCACAGGTCGTTACACGAATTCTGATGGAAGCCCGGGAACCAAACCTTCTGATCAGTACATTGTTTGATCACGTGAAGTTGGAACGCGGTCAGACAATTCAGATTGGCGCGATTGGCGCACTCACAATCCATGAGGTTCCGGAGACCGGTGAATATAAGCCGGTCGATCTTCAACTTGATTCTGGTGAGATGGTCGGGTTGACCGTGAAGAAGTATGGTTGCCTGTTGCAATTCACCGAAGAGATGGTTGAAGACAGTCAGTGGGATGTCATGGGATTGTGGATTCGCGCGGCCGGTCGGGCATTCGCCCGGAACCGGGAGAAGCGCGCAACACAAGCACTGGCCGTCCACGGCGAGGTCGTTTTCGACAATGCCGATACTGTGAATGCCTTTGCTGGTGGAACAACTGGCCGAGACATTGCTGGTGCGGCAAATGGCAGCATGACCGCGAATGATCTGTTCGATATGTTTGCGTATCTCTCAATGCGCGAATTTACACCGGACACGATCATCATGCATCCCCTCGCGTGGTCCATGTGGGCAACGGATCCGGAATTGAAGGAGATCGTTCTTCTGAATGCTCAACTCACATCCCGGCGCATGCCTAGTGGCACAGGCGATCCCGGTTGGCCGACCATGCTTGGTGGCATGGGAACTCGCACAGCCGGGACTGGTCTTGGTCTTGGCTCTACCGATCCGAATGCTGCCGCGCTTGCCCAGAAGATCGGGTCATTTGGCGGAACGGCGCAGCTGTCTGCATTGGGTGCAAGTTTCTCCGTTCAACCGGATTTCTTGCCGCGGCCTCTAACTGTCATGGTCACACCCTTTATCGCATTCTCAAATGCGGCAAAGGTGTCTACGACAGCCGTGTCTACGACAACCATTGTCGTACTCGATTCTTCGGCAATTGGCGCATTCATTGAGAAGACGGCATTGTCTTCTGAGGAGTTTGCCGATCCGATGCGCGACATCCGGAATTTGAAGTTACGCGAACGGTGGGGTCTTGTTCTGTACCAACAGGGCAAAGGTGTTGCAATCGCAAAGAACGTCGTGATCGCGAAAAACTACGTATTTCTGAATACAAACTCGAAGAGCTTGAGTGCGATCAACCCTAGAACCGACCTCGTTAGTTAGTTATAAGGGTGGGGGGGAGGGAGTGATCCTCCCCCCTATCTTCAACCGACGGAGAGATCATGGAAATTATTCCAGGAATTTTAGTTCGATTAAACCCCAGACGAGCTGCGATGTTTTCGGATATCAAGTCTGGGCTCCAACTTGATATATGGCACGCAACCGAAGGTCTAATTCCCGATGGCAAGGATCTTTCCGTCATCCGGGCCGCCGTGGAGTCAAAAATTCTCTTACTTCCCGGTATGGTAGATGAACCATTACGAGTGAACGTTGTCACCCTACCAAATCGCACCAATCATCAAGATGTTCTTCTCTATCCGCGGGAACGCCTTCAAAAAACGATCAAAGACGAAATCGACATCGAATGGTTGAAAACCCTCCATATTCTTGAAGAAAAATCGGGAAAGCGCACTCTTGTT